TCCGACATGACCGCCCACATAAGTACCACGATAGGCGCCGAAATTATTATGAGGACAAATTCGTCCTTATAATCGTTTTGTCTCGCTTCTAAAAGTTTACCTTGGTAAGCTTCTTCACCACGAGCTTGTTTTTCTGCATGCAATAATTGTGCATCAGACATTGCCACTTTTGCTTTCTGACGGTTAGAATAAATTTTACTTCCCGCAGAAACGGCTAATTTAATTGCCGAGAACCACATATTAGTACCAAGTAGCTTTTACTGGTTTCTTATCAGCTCTCATTCTTCTTGTTCCTTTAACATCTACTGTTTGTGATGTTGATGGATCAGTAGCTTCGATAGTAACACCGCCTGTTTGGTAACCATCTTTGCCAACGCCAAGTTCTTTTTCGATCTTAACGTCTTTGTTCATGAATGTTGAACCTCTTTGCCAATCTTTACTCATATTTATCTCCTTGTATTAATTATATCTATTTTTTTCCGAAATTTCTACCAAAATCGTGAATTTTACTCTTGTCTGCCATGCCTTGTTTAGCTAATGACACACTTGCTCTTAATTTTGCTAGTTTTTCATTTTGAACAAGCTTATCTTCTTGATTTTCTTGATTCATAAGTGCTTTTGCAGTGTCTAAATCAATTCTTTCTTGATCATCTTTAGCTTTTCGCTCATTTTCTTTAGCTCTTAAGTCAACTTCTCTTGCTTTTAACTTAATTAATGGATCACCACTATACTCACCCATAATTTTTTGTTCTTCATCCATATATTCTTTAGTCATTTCAGCAATCAATTGTGCTTTTCTTGCATTAATCTTATTTGTTAGTGCTTGAGCTTGCGCAATCAACTGTGGGTTCTGTGGATTTTGTTGTAACATCATTTGCATTTGTTGTGCTTGCATTAATTCTTGAGAAAATTCTAATTGAATCTGTTCTTGAGCCATTAAACTAATTCTCTCTAGAATATTTTTTTGTAATGCAGCCATAACAGATGGTGAATTTTGTACCATATTAGATTGCATAAAATTTAAGTGTGAATCAATGTGTGCTTTGTGATCTTGACCTGGAAAAGCTTGAAAAGGTTTCATACCCATTGCAGCAATTTCTTCAAGTGAAGGATCAATAGGAGTTGGTTGTGCTGGTGGTGGTAAAATTGCATTTATATTTTTAACACCGATTGCATCATACATAGATCTGTATGCTTGATATAGATCGTGTATTTGTGGATTAGTTTGAGCTAATTGTAATTGTGTTTGAGCTAAACTAATTCTTTGAGTTTGTGAAAATATGTTTGGATCAGCAACTGGAATAATATCTATTCTATCATCAAAGTCCTGAACTTTAATATTTCTTGTAGCTCCAACAACATCGTATGGATATACAGCTGGTAAATAAGTTTTAAAAACTTCTGCTAATAATTTGAATTCTTGTTTTAGACCAACGTATAATCTTTTGTGAATCGCTGACATTACACGTGAACCACGTTCTAATAATGCAACAGTTGTACCCACGGCAGCTTGTTGGTTCATATCGCCTACTTGTGAGTCTGCGATAGACGCGAAGCGTTGGCCTGCTTGAACAACTATACCCATTAATGAAAGTAATGTTTGATCTGGTCCTTTGAATGGTAATTGCATAAACTGATCTCTAATGTTTCCACCAGGTGCATCAACATCTCTAAATTCACCAGGTTGTAATGGTTGTGCATCGTCTCTAATTCTTAATCCTCTAGTTTTAAAACCAGCTGGTAAGTTAGCTAATGTACCTGCATCTAATAATTGTCTTAAAGCTGCAGTTGCAGTTCTAGTTAAACCACCAATCATGTGAATTAAACCAAAACCATAAAAACCAGTTCCAGGTAAAAATTTAAATTGTACAAAGTAATCTATTTTCTTTTTCATTGGATCTGTTGCTTGATAGTTTCTTCTAATGGATAAAACAGTTTGATTGTTTTCTGCAAACGTTACAATATAAGGTAATTTAATTCCTGTAGGTTCACCTTCTTGATTAACATCTTCATAACCTTCTAAATCTAAATTAGTGTGCATTTCAAAAAGTGTATACTGATCTTCTTGACCATCTTTTGTAATACCTTCTAGTTCTAATTTTTTATCTGATAATTCATTTGATGTTACAGGAGGTTCTCCTAATTCTACATCTCTATAAAAACCTGCAACTTGTTGTTTTCTTAATTCATTAGCAGAAATTTTAATAACATGTACAATAGCATCTGTGTCATCTAATGATGTTGCTGAATAAGGTACAATTAAATCTTCTGCCGGTACAAATTTAGATACGGCTCTACCTAAAAGATCGTCATAATAAACTTTCTTAAAAGTAGAACCGGACAGGGGTAGATAGAAAAGCATTTGATCAAACTCTGGTTCATATTCTTTCATCTTATCCATAAGTTGATAATTCATAAAATTTTTAACACGTTTAGATTGTTCTTCTTTTTCAACATTGATAGCACCTAAAATTTGTGTTCTAACTGGACCATCACTTGGTAATAATTCTTTGTAAGCTGTTGCTTGAAATTGTGTAACCGCTTCAGCTAGTACAGGGTGATTAACACCTGATGCACCTTTGAAGGGTTCTGTTCTTCTCTCGTATTTGAAACCTAATAATTCTAAACCTTCTCTATAAGATTGTTCCCAATCTGCTCTTGATTCTTTGTACTCTGTGTATTGATCAAAAAGAGTTGAACCTAAAGATTCTAACTCACCATCAGACATGTCTTCTGCTAAATTTGCAAAGTGACCTTCTGTGCTTCTATCTGTACTAGTTGTAGGATCAAAAGTAACTTCTGCTCCTCCAGTTTCATCCATAACAACTTCACTTGTGTCTGTTGTAATAACTTCTTCTGAACCGGGAACAGCTACTTCTTTTTCTTGAAACTCTGTATCTTTAACTTCCTCAACTGTATTGGGTAATGACTTATCTATACTATCTACCATATCTCTTTCCTGTTAATTAAATTACACCTTTTGGTGGGACTATACCCATAATTCCATCATATGTAAAGTCAGTTTCCTCTTTAGGAGGTTCTACCCCTCTTTGAATATAAAATGCTCGTTCTCGTTCTTTAGCTTCTGATTGAGACATGGGTATGTCCATATCATCAATTATTGGTAAAGTTTTAGCGTAATCTATTCTAGCTTTTCTAAAATCTTTAGTAGCTTCAGGTGTAGCCTCTATTTTTTCTTGTATATATCTGTCAGCAAAAGCTGCAGGTTCATATGAAAATAATCTATTTTCTTTTTCACCAAAGTTTTTAAAAGTCCCTTTATCAGTGGCTACATAGGCAAGATCTTCTAACGTTCTTGGTAAGTTAGCAATATCTTGTAAAAATTTTTGACCTGTATAAGAAGCAGATTCTTTTCCTGATAGTCCTTCACCCATAGCTTTAGAAAAATCCATAGTTGCAAATAGCGGGTCAATAACAACTGCAGCTTTACCACCAGCTCTTAAAACTTTTGATCCTGCATCTAATACGGCATTCAGAGATCTTCTAACATTTGGAGGTATTGTTATTCCTGCCTGGGAAAGATCTACAACTCCAGCAAAACTATTAAGTGTAAAACCATTTGCATCTGCAAACTTTTTTATATTTCTAATATGTGCTTTTGTTTTTAGATTATTAGGATCAGTAAATTCTTTAATAGTCATAGAACCTTTCGGAACTTCTATTCCATATCTATCTCTTTTAGCTGCTTTTACTAAATCTAAACCTTGTTTTTTTAATTCTGCTAATCTTTTTTTTCCATAAGCACTTGTTACATCTTCAGGTTTAATTATTTGAGGAACTCCAACATTATATCTATCTGCCAACACCAAAGCATTTTTATTAAATCTATCAGCATAAAATTTAAACTTTTTAGGATTTTTTCTTATAGATTCTTTAGCTTGAGATAATTGACTTTGTAAATTAGCAAAAGTTTTTCTATTTAAATTTTCCTCCATGACATCAATAAATTGAGAAAACTCTGCTCCAGATTTTGAACTTCCTGTTACTCCAGCAATTTCATTTATATCAAACCCTTTAATTTTATTATCTTGTAATATTTTTCTTGCTTTACTTTTTAATGAAGCGAACTTTCCTTGTTTTCTTCCTAATTTTACATCTATGGTATCTAATGCTGCATCATAAAGACCTGATCTATAAACATCCCCAAAAGGTGCTTTACTCATTTTTTCAAATAGTTTATTTCCTGCACTAACATTTTTTCTTATAACTTCTAATTCAGGATTTTTAAAAACATGACCACTATAAATTTGTGCAAGTCTTGCTGTCGCTCTTCCTGCGTCTGTTGCTTTCATACTTGTATCTTTAACAACATCTGCAATTAAAGGAAGATTACCGTCTCTATAAACTTGACGATATTTACCATCTAAAGCTAACATGTTGTTTACAGTTTTAGTTCCAAGTTTACCTTGTAGTGGATAGTCCAAAGCACCTTTAAATTTTTTTATATCGGCTGCGTTTGGTTTTCTGTAATATTTTATACTACCTCCTGTATCTCCACCAGCTATGCTCCCAAATGTTCCTTTAGATAAACCTTGTGCTACTTTTCCAAATTCTGTTACATTACCTTTTCCATATCTTCCATCAACTTTTCTTGTTGTTACATTTTCGCCTAACGCTTCTGTTAAAATTTTTGAAAGTTCTGCTTCTGTTATTAATCCTTTTGTTTTTTTTAATATTTGTCTTTTTCTTGGTGCATCATACAACCAATTACCCCTTTGATTAGAAGTCGAAAAATTTCCTTTACCCCAAACTTCACCAGGATTAATCTTTGCAAATAGTTTTGCATTTTCTGGAGACAAAGGTTTAACAGCACCTTTTATGGTAGAAAAACCTTTTCCTGTTAGTTCTCCTGTTCTTATTTTTAATCTAGTTGTAGCATCTAATTTATTGTATGCTTCTAAAGCTTTCTTTTGAATAAGTCCTTTATTTTTACCCCATTCTAAAACTGTTTTTTTTTCTTTTGAAGTTAATTTAGAAATATAATCTCCTTTTTTGGGTAAACTGTCTCTGTAATTTTTTAATGTGTTTTCTAATTTTGATTTAGCTCCAATATAAGTTTTTCTGGCTGCTCTACTACCTATTCTTAAATGATATTTACCTTTGTTTTTTCCTCCAGTAAGTTTAGTAACACCACCGTCTCCATAACCCGGTCTTAATCGCGTAAGTATATCTGTGAATAGCGTTTCGTTGGCCATTACTCTGTT